GGCATACCAAAGCCTCCGCAAGTAAAGTTACAGCCAAATGTTCTTAAAAATATAGATGGAACGCCTACATACTGGCCTTCGCCTTGTAAGCTATAAAAGATTTCTGATATCTTGAGTTTCATAGCTATAATATAACTATTTTAATATCATTTGTCAATATTATTTTTTTCACCACCAAATTGTGGAGGAAAATTGCTAAAGTCTTTAAATCCCCAATGGACATCGTTAACATGTTTGTCCATGGCTGCTAAATCATTATTAAATTTTACAGCCATATCGTTAATAGCATTGAATTGAATATTGATTTGTTCTAACGCCTTTTTTCCTTGATACATGTCTACTGTAACAAGAACACAAAGCATGATGTTAGTAACAATAAAAAGAAAATAGATAAATCTATCAATCATTGTTTCCACCATTCTTCCCAAGGAAATACAATCCATTCGTCTTTTTCGGATTTATTAATTTCTGTTGAATAATAGTTTATATCTGCTTCGCTAGATAAATTGTTAATCATAACAGCAACTCGAACGCTGTCTCCCCAAATATCATTCCATCGAGGATCCATAGGATAAGCACTAGCAGGCCAATCGTTCTTAATCCAATTGATTGTAGCACCACTATCATTGATATCATCAACAATTAGAATCTTTTTGCCGTTATAAGCATCTTCGCTCATCCAAGCATTGGATTCTAGTCCATCAGTATCTCCGTCTCTTAACCGAACATCGAGACTATACGATTTGATACCTAGCATTTTTCCTAACATAGTGGCAGGAATGGTTCCGCCACTATGAATACCAACAATGTAATCAGGTTTCCAATTATCTCGATAGAGTTGAACAGCAAGATTGTTTACATGCTTTTCTACATCATGCCAAGATAGATATGTTTTAAGAGTCATTGTTTTTCCTTGCCTCGTAATCATCTTTTACTAGATTGTAAACGGCTTTGAAATTTTCAAAGGCTTTATCTAGTGCTGGATATATTTTACACATCTCTTCGACTTTTGTTAAGGTAGGCATAATTTCTTCAAACTCTTTCATATTTCGAAAACTAGCACCAATCGAATCCCAATAATTATCAGAAGACATTGTGTAAGAGCTTGCAGGCGGTGAAGTTAATGTGATAGTGTTTATCATTCCGCTATCTGTAGTGTAATACATTGTATTATTGCTACTAGTATCTAATGTAATATTACTAATATCTATAGTATCATTACTTGCTATTGTTATAGTATTATGATTTATTGTCATCGTCGTCTCCAAGCATTGATTCTATTAATTTATAATGATCATATGCTTTCTTTAATGCTTGATACTTTTCCATCTTCTCAAAATTTGGTGTAATAATTAACAAACGTTCTTTAATAGTTGAAATTAACTCACCTAAATCATTAATATCGATCTTAACCTTGTCTGTTGCTAATGTAGGATTTGTACCACTGATATGAATGGTACCGTGATTAGATAATCCACCCGAACTGGTTGTAATATATGGATAAGAGGACGAAGATAATTGTCCTATACCTCCGTTACCGCCAAAATACCCACCATTCGATACAGTAGAAACAGTAGCACCACCTACTGTTCCATTTGTTGATGTACTTGTTGTTGATGTACTACTACTTAATTTATTTGAAAGCATATTTCCCAACCATGACATTCTATTTCATCCTCGCTACTATATTAAAGAATTCTTGTTTAAGAGCAGGATCGTCTCTAAAAGCACCACGCATAATAGAAGTAGTCATATCGCTTTCATGCTCGCGAACACCGCGATGTGTCATACAAAGATGCTCTGCTTGAATAAGAACAGCAACACCTTCTGCTTCTGTTACTTTTTCAATCTCATCAGCAACTTGAACAGTCATTTCTTCTTGAATTTGTGGACGACTTGCAATCCAGTCTGTAATACGATTAAACTTACTTAAACCGATAACATTCTTACCAGGGAATACACCAATATATGCTTTGCCTCTAATACCTTGAAAGTGATGAGCACAAGTTGAACGGATTGTAATTGGTCCAGTTACATAAAGTTGATCATATTCGTTAGCATTTGGAAATGCTGTAATCTTTGGTTGTGGCTCATAACGACCTGAAAAGATTTCATTCATAAACATTTTAGCAACACGATGAGCAGTATCGTTTGTGTTGTGATCATTTTCTGTATCAATGACAAGACTTTCGAGCACCTTCTTCATGTTTTCTTCAACTTCTGCTAAAAGCAAGTTGTGTTCTTCTGGAAGAATATGTTCACTGATATTATCATTACAAAAAAATCTAACGCCTCTTTCTTTTAATCGAGCAGCGATAGCAGCAGCAGTACCATTACAAGTACAGTTAGTCATTGTCATTTTCTTTCTCCGATGTTAAGGCAGTGGATTGCCATTGTTTAATTGTAAACTATTTAGATTGTTGAGTCAAATATTGTTTTATAAAGAGCAGAGCCATTGAAGAATTTTTCACCTACAGATTCTGCCACTCTTCTATTTTCGTATATCATTCTTGGAGTATTTTCTTCACTATAAGATACAAGAATTTTTCTAATGATTTCTATTAATTTATCTTTATGAGTAATATATAAATCCCAATTTTTAGTCCATTCACTTGGATATAAAGTTCCTTCTGGCCACATCTCTTTATAACTCAATCTATCAGGCATTAGTGGAAATACTCCTATTAATGCACCCTCATAAACCGAAATGCCTAAAGTTTCTTGAAGATTAGCACTAAAAACAATTTTACTTTCGGAAAGATGTCTATAATAATCATTTTTTGTTAAAATCTTTTCTTGGGCTATAAAGAATTCAACATCTGGCATACTTATTGCAAGATCCTCAAAAATTTCAGGTTGTTTTTCTGGAGCGAGACGATGTGGGAAAATAATTTTATTTTTTCTTTTTTTATCCATAAATGGTGCCAGCATTTCGTTAAGATATTCCATTGGCCACCCAACAACTAATGTTCCGGGATAATATTCTTTCCATTTTTCGATATCATCTTCACCAAATAATTCACTAATAAACATTTTAAGATGAAATTCTGTAGCAAAGAAATTGTGATCAAAACAATGAAATATTGCAGCCTCAGCATTACGAACCCAAGGAACATCACCTATTAGCCTACCTAGAAAATCTTGAGGATCATAACTGCCGGCATGCCACATACCACCAATCTTAATCTTAATGCCAAGTAACTCTGACATATATTTTAATTGTATAACAGTGGGATTCCAAGCATCAGTATATAAGAAATAATCACCGTCTTTTATTTCCCCATTAGTAAACATACCTGCAATTTTTAGAAGTTGATTACTCTTATAAGTGTTAGTTCCTGCAAAATTTAAAAAGGCTCCAGGTGTTGTAACTTGTGCAACTCCTCCTCCTGAAATAATTTTATTCTGAATACCAAAATTTGTTAATTGTTCTGGTAAATGTTTTTTCCACTGTGCGGTATAACGAGTATCAACAGGTTCTAAATCAATTAGATATAACATCTTGTTCCTTATCTGTTAAAGTAAAAGTACCGTTCTTATTATCAATCCAATAAATGGTTGTACCTTCAGTCCAACCTAATTGTGATAACATGTCATTAGGAAGCGGGAGAATTGCTTCTCCCGTATCTGGATCTTCTTCTAAAGTAACTGTCCAATTAGGCTGGGACATTGAAACGATCTTCTCTCCAATTATTTGTTATACGATGACCACGACGATAGCGATCAAACTGACCATATGGACTCTTAAAGTTCCATAGATCCTTTTCATTATACACATAACCAAACTCTTTACAAAATGCCAAGTAAGCATCGAGTTCATCAAAAATCTTATTACTATCGGGGTAGCGACTTGTGCTCATTTCTCACTCCATTGTTTAAGGCAACCATTTTCACCATCTTCACTTACTTCAATCCAAACTTTACGATTTGGATGTTTCTCATTAATTGTTTGATATAAATCATCAGCAATCATTTCACAACTCTTGTAATCAAGTTGTAACTGTCCTTGATACAAGTTTTCTAACCAACGCTTGAACTGAATAAATTCAACATCGCGATCATCATGAAACACTTCAAGCCAAACTTTAAAATGGAAGATGTGTCTATGTGGATGTCCCAGAAAACTAACATCATCCCATCCACCTGTGGCAAGATTAGGATCTTCTAACGCCGCCGGATAGCAATGGATACCTTCTCGACGAAAAGTAACCCAAATCATATTTGTCTCAAGCGCCATTATATACAGTCTCCATAATTAAAATATCGTCAGTAACAGTTGTTACTACAGTTTCGTCAGGCTCATCGATTACAATAGGACTATCTTTACTATATTGTGACCAATCAGTAAATTTTGATCTATCTTTTAGATCATGTAAGTGGTGTACCCAAACACCTGGATTAGTTGCTCTAAAGTCTTTGTCATCAATTTTGATACAAGTATTATAATTGAGTAAATCAGTATAAGGTAATTTTACAGAAAGTTGTGTAATAAATCTATCATGTTCATTCCATTGAACAAGACTATCAAGGATATCTGTATAGTGCTTGTAATCAAAATCTAAAGTCACCCAAAAGTCTCTTTTAAGAAGTTCTAGAATAACTGCTTCCCAGTACATAAGATTAGTACCGTTGAAACTATGATTAGCACCCAGATAGATATGATCAGCATTTACATTTTGAGCAAGTTTAGCAACCTTATCTGGATTTTGCAAGCCTACAACGAACAGTGTAGTCTTACCATACGCAGGTGTATGTTCGATTTCGGTGCCAACAAAGAATGTAACATCGTCTTTAACACCGTCGTTGTAGTCTCTTTTCATTTAATGAACCTTTAATTTAGATTTGATTTGATCCATTTCTTCTTTAAGATGTAGTTTTTCAACTTTCATCTTATGGACCTCGTTATCGTCTATGTAGTGATTATATGCTTCAACAATCATCTTGTCAAGAGCATTGTGTTTTGCTTTTACCACTTTAAGATGTGACTCAAGTTTATCTTCTGTAATCATTCTACTGACTCCTCTAACTTTTCAAGGTTACTTTCATCTAAACCACTATCGTCTAGATGATGTTCGACTGCTGGTTCCTCAACATCGAAATTTCTACCAAAGAAGGTTGAAGAATTTACAGTCTTCTTTCCAGTAGCACCTCGTGTTCCGATAATGCTAATCCAGAACTTGTTATAATCTTCGACAAGTTTTTCTGCCTTTTCGCGATCATCTGTTTCGAAGATTCTATCTATAACATCTCTAAAATATATACGATCAAATCCTTCAGTAAACAACATATTTGGAACTACACTGTTATCATATTGTCTATTTGCTTCTTGGACTGAATTAATATGCATCCAAACATTATGACCCATCTGGATAGCATATGAGAAACTATCCCAAGAAGTTCTACCTTCTTTACCTATTTTATTTAGATCACCTGGTGCATATATACAAACATCTTTAACTAAAGATTTAATACTGATTGGAGAATCATCAAAATTCTTAAAAATCTTATCCTGTAATACTGCGTCTCTAAATGAACGAGTATCTGTAGAATACTTTTTATTATCAACTGAAGGAACCATTCGATACGTCCACTTCTTATGATGAGGGGTCTCTGTTTGTATATATACCTGTCCGTTAGCAGTTGCTAAAAATGGACTAGCACAATCAAAACTTACAGTAAAGTTTTCATTATGATATTTACGAACTGCTCGTTGTATGTCAGTTAACAAACAAGCCCACTCTAGTTTACTTGTACCTAGAAAGTGCATCCAATCCTGTTTACCTTTTTCAATTAGCCCATCGTAACGAAGAGCCACAAGACGGCGTAGAACGAGATGAACATCGCACATATTTTGACCACCCATAGACCATCCGTTGAAATGTTCGTTTGGATATACTTTAGGATCTGCGTACTTTTTTTGACGATTGTACCAATCGTCTGCCTCGGTATGATTTTCTCCCTGTAAAACATTTAAAAATTTACAACTCCCATTTCTGTTTCTAATAAAATAATCATTGTTAATGAATGTGGCATTAACTGCTTCTTGATAAGAACTAATGCCAGTTGCTTTAGCACCTGCTGGACTTCTTGCAACCCACGCCGGAATATCTAGAATCATTCCATAGTCCATAAGTGTATCCATCCAAGCAAGAACTTGTTGACGCTTCTTACTTGCCTTTGGACAATTAGGATCTTTCCAATCGCCTTCCCATACGCCTTTACCGATCTGGAAGCCTCCACTATCGCCAACAACAATACTATTACCGTTGCGTGGACGATTGCGGAACATATCTTCCTTTTCACTCATTTTAGTAAGATCGAGATCAGCATGTCCTGCAGAATACAAACACCACTTATAGTAAAAGTATCCTGCTTCTGGATCTAAAAAGTTTAGTCCTTCTATACCGTTTGTAAATCCTGCAGGAATACGAGCAGGATCAACATAAGGACCAAATCGTTGTTTGCCTATAAAAGTAGAATAGAAAGAACTAACTGCTGGTAGGAATACAGCATAGTCTTTTTGTGCCTTTGTTAAATTTTCAATCATATTACATCCATTGTGAATAAAGCTCTTACATAATATTGTGCGTCATATGTAATATATTTTCTAGCAAATATAACAAAGCCGATGTCGTCTCCGACCATAACATCTCGCATTGATTTACCAGTTGTATAAACATCGTCGACAACTAGTCGAATTTTATTATTTGGATCACAATACTTCTCTAATGCTTTTTGTAGTTTAACACCACCGCGAGGAATACCATAGACAGATCCAAATTGTGTTCGCTCACTAATCATTTTAGCAAGACATTCCCAATCGTTATCATTTAGGGCATCGCACTCAATCTTCCACTCTAGTTCATTACCAGCATGTAAAATAAACTTACCCAGTTGAAATAAACTCATTAATCTACCTCTATAACTGCTGCTGGATTGATACATTTAGTATCTACAGGAATACCTCCAGCATCTCTACATTTTACCCCATGTGTATATTGTTCCATACCTAACAGGATAAGAAAAAGTACTAGAAGAATCCAAAAAATAGTTTCAATCTTTTCTAAAGACATTACTTTGTCTGAGCCGGAATGTAATAGTTGTAAACAGTAATGCCACTATCAACAGTGATAAGAGCAACACCGTCATCACTAAACTTAACAGTCTTATCGCCAGCAAGATTTAAAATACTAATAAACTGTGCAATTGGATAGGACCAGTTCTGTTTTAGCTTACCGGTAATGCCTGGTTGGAATACAAAACTACCCTCGTGCGTACTAGCATCACCAAAGTAAAACTTCAAATCATTATTTTCAGTCTTAACAAGAAATACAGTTTCTTCTGTATGAGCAGCAGCCTGTAGTTTCATACGAGAAATACTTGTAACACTTGGTTCTAAATCTACTTGCCACGAAGCGCCTTTGAATTTAACAGTCTTTAGTTTTTCGTTAACAAGAGCTTGACCCATTAACTTATATTCGTTTTTAAAGTCACTAGTAGCATTTTCAAAGTGAATAGAAACAGGAGTATCTTCACCGTTACGCTTATCCCAAACAACCTCAATCTTGGCACTGTCCTTATATTCTGGATTGTTAAGATGTAGATTTAATTTATTGAGATTAGGCATACCAAAAGTACCGCTAACTTCCTTAACTGGATTTTTTGTTTCTCCCTGAACAATAACTGTACGGTTTTCAGCCATACCGTCTATAGATGTTGCGTCTTTATCACTTGTAACCTTTACAAGGTCGATAACGCCTAATGAATGTGTATGTTCTACTAAATCTTTTAAGAAATCGATCATTTTATTCTCCATATATTGTATTATACTAATGCCTAACTGCCAAAGTCAAATAATTTATTGAATGTGTTTTTTTCTTCGGTGCTTTTTAAATCCCATTCGAGAACACCGATTAAGTTACCTAACTTATTATCAATAATAGTAGATTCCATTTCGGCATCGTCAAATGGCAAATCTTTAAACCACTGTGGTAATCTCAATTCATCAACTGGATAAGCAACTGATGTAAATCCCATTGGATTTGGTTTTAGTTTACAAACAATAACTTTGGCACCATCACTGATAGTAATGGAATAGTTGTCGTTGTAAAGTTTCTTTAGAGTATTCCAATTGATACTGGCTCTAACGTGTCCTGGCATATTTGCCTTACCAGCCTTTTGTTCTTTCTTTTGGTATTCAGTAATATTGTTAGCACGTTTAGGAGAACCTTTCTCCCAACCTGGTCTACTCTTAAAGTCTGTTCTAAATTGTGTAATCATGTCAAGGATTTCTTCTTCTTCGGCATTATTTAGAACGCGATCGAGGATCTTACTTAAAAACTCTTGCATGAACTCTGGAGTATCTGATCTTTTGAGATCAAGACCCATAGCTTTAATCTTGCCGGGTTTGTCATCAACATCAAATCTTTTGCCTTCTTGATCATAATACAGAACAGCATATCTCTTCTTTGTAATGAATAGGCCTTTACTGCCTACAATCTCACGACCTGCCTTAATAACATCACCACGACTCTTTGGACAGTGAAAAGCCTGTAACATAAATGTAGAAAATGTTCCATTTACTTCGTCTGATATTTGATCATACAAACTAACAACTGTGTCCTTCGTCCAGGGTATGTTTCCAGACTCAATATCTTTCTTTAGTATATTGTATGCTGAGAAGTAAACAGAATCAGTATCACCATAAATGATACTCTTACCTATGTGATCATAATCGCCTGCTATAATTTCATTAACCTTACTAGCCATGTGTTTGGCGACTTGTCTACCAACAAGTGTAGTTGATTGTCCAATACGCTTATCAAAGAAACGACAACCCGGATTAAGGATCGCACCATATAAACTGTTTAGGTTAATCTTCTTAACTAACTGACGCTTATCCCAAAATGCATGTTCGATTTTATTGTCTACCTTTAGTGCTTCTTTAGCCTTTGCCTGTAGTTCTTTACGTTCGGCATACCATCGTTTAAGAATACCGGGAATAACTCCCTCAAATTCATGAGTAAAAATAGTTCCATTAGAACTTAACATCCAAGGATTATGACTATCGAAAATTAGTTTATGTATTTCAGCACCGCTCATTTCTGTTGAATCACCATTTTCCCAATCAACTATAATGTCATGAGCTTTATCTTTTTCCATTACCCAATCATATTCAAATGTAGCAAAGCGTCCTTCCCATGCTTGAGCAAAGTTCTTCTTATGTAGACGCATTTGTGTATCAATGTATTCGTCTGTATATACAGGTCTTAATTGACCAACGATTGTCTCTGGAGCCATGTTTAATGCTCTAATAGCAGATGGATACAGTGAATTGATGTCCATACTGCCTATCCAATCATGTAAACCTTTCTTTGGATACGCAACATACGCACCTGCGGCTTGTGTGTTTTCATCCTCATCACGTTTTGGACGATTAGGAACTATGAGACCACGATGATGTGCTTCATTTATAATTGCCTGTTCGGTAACAGCAACAGCACCCATAGTTGTTTGTAGTAAGACGGTATTAGCGTGGGCAAGTTCATTACTAAGATCGATAAACTTTAGTTTCTCATCTAACTTGTTAAGTAGTGCAACGTCTTGTCTGTTATATTCGATAAACTTACGGAAGTCATTGTTATAAAGTTGATCAAGTGTTCCTTCATATACAGTCTTTGTTTCACCTATTTCCATTTCACCGATTGCATCAAGTCGATAAGTGTGACGTTCTTCGTATGTGTATTTGCGATAAAGCTCAAGACTATCAAGATGTACTCGACCTACTAAGTCGTAAGTAACCATCATACGTCCATATTTTTCAAACTCTCTTTTCTTTGGAAATTGATTCCATAAACAGAAACGTCTTGTATCTTCCTTGCTTAGAACTTGAGCAACTCTGTTTACAGTGTAAGGAATATCATAACCTTCTGAGTTCCATCCGCTTAAGATGTCAGCATCGTCAATTAAGTCTAAGAATGTTTCAAGCATGTCTGCTTCTCGTTGAAAGATAAAACAATCTGTAAATTCACTGCAAAGTTCTTGTGCCTTTTCTACTGAAAGACCTTTTGGAGGAACAGCAAGTGTAACTAATCTATTAAGCCATTTAAGATGAACGGTGATAGCAGTAATACCCATAAAAGGATCGTTAGGATCAGCAAATCCACGTTCGGGATCAAAGTCTGTTTCAATATCGAAGAAAGCAATATGTAACTCCGGAGCATCAATGTTGAGGTAGTTTTCTTCAAGACATCTAAAGATTGGGTTAATATCACTTTCATATAACCTCTTTCCACTGTGTATCTTTAGTTCTTTGTGAAAGTCCTTTTGATTACGAGCACTTACACGGCCTAGTTTCTCTCCGTATACACTTTCATACTTACCTTTAGAATCTGGATAATAAAAAACATAACGAGCAGGATATTCTTTATACTGTCTTTTACCCTGCTCTCTTTCTACAATTTTAATTATATCGTTAGATCTATCAAAGATACCGTCTACGTAACTCATTGTCTCTCCTACGGCTTTTGGCCCGCATACCATCTACATGTTGCTTAAGGCAACGACTCTTAACTAAAATAAAGTCCAGCAATATATATAATATTAACACCGGTATTAATAGTTATAATAGTTTTTTCTTTCCATAAAAATCCTATGACTATCCAAATACAGTTAGAAATAATATAACCATAAGCATACCAAGGATAGAAATTACGAGAAGCCATAAAGGCTGAAACTAAAACAAAAACAGTTCCAATCCAAGCAAGCCATTGATACGGCTTCTCGTCTGTTGTCAATGGTCGCGGCCAGTTGTAACTAGAATGTTTTCTAGCTCTTCCATCTCGCTTTGAGCCTCACCCCAGTTACGCTTGTATGCAACATTAACTGCTTTTGAAAGCAATGAAGGCTTAATATCTAATTCTTCAGCAATTGCCTTAATAGTATCACGAAGTCCGCCCTTAAGATCATCAACTTCCTGTAGAACAGCAACACCTTGATCAATAACGCTCAAGAGTTTGGCCTTTTCTTCAGGTCCATAAACACGACTCATTTATATCTCCTTATTTTTATACTATAGCATCTCGTCTTCTAGATTCCAAGTAAGACTTGAATCACTCTTTACCAATTTCACACGATCTTCAAAATCAAAACCAATTTTAAGAACTTTGTCGCCTAACATGTAATCAGCTGGACTTGCTCCCCATGTTTCGGTCCAGTCGACTAATTTTCTAGCACCACTTGGCTTTAGAATATAAGCATGAGCACCTTCGTGCCAAATTCCAGTAGCAGCAGGTTTAGTTGTTCTAAAGCCATCTAATTTAACAATATCGCAATCCTTTAGTGAGATTGGTGCTTTCTTACAAAATACAATGTCACTTTCAAAAATTCCAATTGGTTCTTTAAGTTCTAGACACTTCCTCCAAAGAGCATAATGACTCATAAAACATCCACGAACTCCTGCTCTAGTAAATTGATCAGCACCTTTTGGATAGCGTTGATCTATCTTATAAGGGAAACGATGGCTTCTTCCATCGAAACCTGGAAATAGTTCTATTTTCCAATGATGATTGTTTGCACTTTCTACTAGTGTAGGTAAGTGTTCTTCGGTCTTCTTATGACCTGCTAGATAGATGACAAAAGATAACATCCTATTTCTCGTCCTGCCCAACTCTTTTGAATTTGTGGGAAGGTATCCATCATTTCTTCATGTGACCAATCGTCTTTAACATGAATTTCAAAATGGTTACCTTCAAATGCATCTTGCGGATAATGAACTATAGGAATACTTATAATTAATCTTGGACATATAGCCAACACACGATCTACAACATCTATAGATTCTTCTTTAGTAACATGTTCTAGAACATCACCAGCAAATGTTAAGTCTATAGGAGATAAGGCCTGATAGTCAACCTTTCTGATGTCCTCATTAATAATTTCGTGATATTTTGATTTAAGTTCGAACTGTTCAATATAAGGTGTCCATGCTTCAACACCGATCCAATGAGAATTATATATTTGAGTATTAGGAAACTTTCTAAAAAGTCTACTGTAAGTGCCTTTTCCTGTACCTAAGTCTAATACTCTTTTAATTGGTTCTTGGATTTCTTTAATCCATTCTACTGTTTGTGCTTTTCCTTCTTTTGAACTAGATGGCATGATTTGTCCTTAAATAATATGAGCACATATTTACCATAAATAAAAAGATGCTTAATAAACAACTATTTGAACAAACAATTACAGCCCTAAAATTAGAAAACAAGTATAGAGTTTTCAACGATATAATGAGAGAATGTGGAGATTTCCCACATGCCCTTTGGTATGGGCCCTATGCTATTAAAAAGATAGTAAATTGGTGTTCTAATGATTACCTTGGCATGGGTCAACACAAAGTAGTTCTTGATGCGATGCGAACAGCATTAGAAGGTGCTGGAGCAGGATCGGGCGGCACAAGAAACATAGCCGGAACCACACATTATCATGTTGCCCTGGAACATGAATTAGCATCATTACATAGTAAGGAACGTGCTTTGTTATTCTCTAGTGCTTATGTGGCAAATGAATGGTCGCTTATAGCACTAGCAAAGATTATTCCAGATATTGTGTTTGTTTCGGATAGTAAAAATCACAATAGTCTTATAGAAGGCATGCGTCATAGTAGAGCACCAAAAGTGATCTTTAATCACAATGACATGAACCATTTAGAAGATGTGTTAAAGGAAATTAAAGGAACACCTTGTATAGTATTTGAGTCAGTGTACAGCATGGATGGGTATGTGAGTAATTTAAGCGAGATATGTGACCTAGCAGACAAGTACGGTGCTATTACATATTTGGACGAAGTTCATGCAGTTGGATTATACGGAGAGAGAGGAGGAGGCAAAAGTGAGAAACATGGTCTTCAGAAACGCATTGACATTATTAACGGAACTTTGGGAAAGGCTTATGGAGTGGGTGGCGGTTATATTGTTTCTGACCATTGCGTCATTGACTGTATTCGCAGCCTGGCCAATGGTTTCATTTTTACTACATCTTTAAGTCCAGTTATATGTGCTGGAGCAATGGCAAGTGTAAAGTATCTTAAAGAACATAATGAATTGAGAGAAAAACATCAAGAACGAGCAAAGACATTAAAGAATAAACTCAAAGACGCAGGCATAACATTACTTAAAAACGAAACACACATTGTACCGGTTATGATAGGTGATGCTAAGAAGTGTAAGGAAATAAGTGATAGGTTATTAAATGATTATGATATCTATGCACAAAGCATAAATTTTCCGACCGTGCCAGTTGGTATGGAGAGATTAAGATTTGCTCCAACGCCTTTACATACTGACGCAATGATCGAAGATTTAGTAAATGCGTTGACGGAAATTATAAAACCTTGATAGTGTCATAGGCTCGAGGTAAGCCAACAAAGCGACAAAGCCAATCGCTTTGATCATCTGCGTTCATGTCAAGCCACTCTGATTTGCGATCCATAATACCTTGAGCAGTCTTTGTCCAATCAGTGTTAAGAACTATATCTTCTATCTTTTTCTTCCACTCGTGTATATCATCTAAATTATCTTTATCAATCTCAATGTGGAATAATTCTGTAATATCACCATCAGGCCATTGATATTCCATAGCAATGTCAATTCCCCACTTTGGTTTAATCTTTAGAAGTTTATTAAGTTGTGGGCGTCTTTGAGCAGCAATTTCTAATTGATCTCTTGCAGCACCTTGATAGTCCCAACGAGTTAGTATCATAGCATGATCAAAGTAAGCACCTGCTCGGGGTTCTATTGGACCTAATATCCAATCAGCCTGACAAGCGGTGTGATGTAAGTGTTTACCAATGTGAACACCGTTGATACGATAGTATGCTTGTTCAACAGCATTAAGTTCAAAGCCTTCTTTATCAAAATATTTCATATCAATTGAAAGGAGACTGTCGTTGGATATTGTATGTCTTAATTGTGGATCTTTGTGGAATTGACTTTTTGCTAAAGTAAACATTTTAGTCTTCTAAGAATACTAATGACATAGTTTCTCTACCTATACAATTACAATGCATTAGTAGCTGAGTTATAAAATACCAATCCAGTTACATTGCTTGTTTTGGTTATGGTAGGTGTTGAAAAACTCAACTGCATCTGGTCGCCACCGCCATTTTCGCCAAATTGTATCCTTATGGGATAATACACACCACTAGTAAGAGCAAAACTACCATTTTGTTCCTCAACACTATGTTCTCCTCCATTGTTGACAGTAGCATTGCTTGTAGTAAATCCTGTGATGGCATTGTTGCCAATCCACATATAACTAGCATCATCACTGAGGAGAAAGAATGTGTAAGTTTCTGTAGTGGTAGGCTTGAAATATCCTAACCACTGACAACTAAAGATATCGCCGTCATCTGTAGCTGCTTCAGAAATTGCTGTTGTTTGTACCGAAGTTGCTGGGTTTGAACCATAAGTTGTTGGTGTGGCTGTGGCAAAGAAGTTAACATTATCAGCAAAATATCCTGCATAAGTGGTCTTGTATAATCCAGCAGCATAGCTTACCCACGGTCTTCCTTGTGCTAGGGGAGCAGAATGTAGAGCAGCATAACTATAAATGTTTTGAATATCGTAGTAAGGTTTAGTAGTATCACCGTCTGCTTGTCTTTTTGCCTGAGCAATTTCTAATTTTTGGAGTTGAGCACGATAGTTATCTGTTTTAGATAATTCTGCTGCTTTACTTTTTGAAAGAAAAGTATCGCCAGTTGTTATACCTAAATCTGCTAGAGTAGTTGAACTGTCACCATAAGCAACATCAGTTATGCTATGATCACGACTAAGAGTAAGTTTATAAAAATTAGTATCTAGATTATCGTCAGCAGCAATTAAGGCAATAACATCATCTATAGTCACAGCATTACTAATAGTATAATTTCTAAAGATTGCTGCTCCCCAAAGACTTCTTACATTGATATCAATATTTGCCATTATTCACCTCTTAAAAATTCTACAGCTCTCATTTCTTAATCTTTACGCAGTTATCAACGGTCTTGCCGCCTTTTTGTTTTGTGCCCATACGCTTGTATCCCTTCCAACAAGCCTTACCATCAACACCTTTTTGTTTATCTTCTTTAACTTCGTCTGTAGTTACACCGTCGTGATACTTTGCGTATTCATTACTATCTGGTCCATAACCGTGTCTCCAAGACATTTGTTTTAGGGTTCGGATAGACTTACCAGCAAACTTCTTTTTCTTTTCTTCTGGACTTAGAGCAGCAATAGCCTGTTTATGTTTAATAACGCTTGATGGCATACCACCTTCGCTCATTGTCTTTTTTTCGTAAACCAAATAATCGTGAACTGAGTTTAAGTAATCAGAAGCCTTAGTAATCTTTGCTGCTACCCAACCTTCTAAGTTCTCACCATCTTCAATCATCTTAAAGAGTTCCATAGCATTTTTACAAGCATTGTAAAGTTGTCCTTTTGCCATACTTGCTTCGTGATCTGGTTCTGTGCCTTCGTTGTACTTGTCGTATTTGTCTCTTAGTTTATCAAGTTTCTCATCACTTGCTCCGTCGCGTCCTGCTTTAGCAAGAGCCTTCATACCGTCCTTACCGTATTTCATAACGCCTTTACCGGCACGGCTCATTCTCTTTTCTTCTTCAGTTAAATCTTCCATCTTCATAGCATGTTCCTTTAATTTTCCTAAAATAGCATTTAAGCCTTTTTGATCTTGTGGGGTTAGTTTTTTAGTGAGTTGTGGATACTCGCGAGGATCAATTGATTTGTATATGGATTGTAGCCCTTGGCGATCGTATTCAGCAGTCTTTTCTTTAGCATAATCAATGCCCATATGTAAGCCGCCTGCCATAATGGCTCCAACAAGTCCTTTAAGAAATATTTCATTATATTTTCCTTCGTCTAAGTCTTCTTTCTTAGTATGATTTCTATATAGAGTTTCTAAATCATTAACGACATCATCTATACTTTGAGTAGCAAAGAATTTAGCAATTACCTTTGCGAATACATCCGGAACGCCATGCTTGCCAGCATCCTTCAAATAGATTTCATTATTACGGGGCGGCTTAAATGCCCCATCCTTATAAATGCTTAGGTCTGCTTCTTTTCCACCATCAACTATATAAAAAACATGATCAGGATAAAGGTGTAATTTTAGAGAGCCAAGTTCTACTATATTGCCTCTACGGGCAACTACACCTTCGTCAATACTTTTATCTTTCAGAGAAACAAGTCTACCAATTTTGCGATATTTTTCTCTACGAGTTAATTCATCCTCACCTTTGTTAAGTTCATCAGAACTTAATGTAGCAGGTAAAGCACCTAATCGTTTAGGATCAGCATATGTTGCTAATGTAGCAAGAGCATGTGGAGCCTGTTGTTTCCAACCAACTGTAGCAGCATCGGCAGCCTTACCACCATGTTGAGCGGCAAGAGCACCTAATAAACTTGCTACTTGAGCATACTTCCCAGCCTTTAATTCGTCTAATTGTTGAACTTCAGACTCGGTAATTAAGTCGTCAATCTTCATAGCAACTCCATAATAAGTTGCTAATATTTATCGTTACTGCGAAAAGTGGAGATACCAGTTGACTCGCTCAGTTAGCTGGTTATCATAGCTGCGAGCGGTCTTCTTACTGCTGGTTCTGAGCTTGTGACGCTTCATGATATAACGACGGTGGGCATGTTTATTCCAGCCGTTCTTATACTCGCTTTCGTCAAGGCAGGCAAGAGCTTTTCTTTTAAGATCTCCGCGAGGTTGTATGATTTGGACTTGTTGAGCATAATCTGGCCATAAGGCATCAAACTCAGCCCAGTTTGTTTCAATTGTGGACTGATCTAAATCAACTTCGTATGTCATGTAAGTTACTCCTCTTGGAACTGATGCTCTATACTGAGCTCTTGATCACGCAATTTAGCAATGGCATCTACTAATTTTTCCATATCACCTAAATTGCGTAACATCTTAAAAGCCAAATTCTCAGCGGAAAACTCACCTTCCGCGTCTAGCCCACTTTGTCTCATTTTCTTAATTTGATCTTTAAGTGATTCTAGTTTAGCCTTATTTCCTTCGTCTACTGCTTTTTCAATCTCGTTATGTAAATCGTGATATTTGTGTTCTACACTCATATCGTTGATATCTGGTTTAACTGGTTTTGGTTCTTTAATCCACTTATTATTTAATATACTATACATGCCAGAACTAATATGCTTTTCATCAGCATCCTGAACATAAACTTCTACATCAAAACCTTTAATTTTTACATTATGTTGTTCGTTCCAAAGACCTTTTTTACTATCATATAGTTCTTGGAATATATCACTATCAGGAATTTTAACAACAAGATGTAGATCAACATCACTGTGCTTGGTGTAATTGTAACTGGCATTTGATCCAGTCATAATAACATCTATAAGACTTAATTTCTTTATACCTATAAACTTGACAAAATCCATAGCAACCTGTAAAAGTTTATAGCGAATCATAGGCTTCATTATGCCATTATCCCAGAAAGCAGGGTTTAGTTCATCATGGAACACAACGGCATCATCAACGGATTGTTCTATAAACTCTCTTAGAAGCATGATTATCTCTTGATTGCGGGTCCACCAAAGATACTTGTGCCCTTCATATTAAGAGCATTGTCTGTTGGCTTTTGCTTTTTAGGCATTGGTGGCTTTGGAGCCTTAGTGCCGCTTTTGCCTGGGCTACCTGTGTAGGATTTATTACCACGGGCTTTACCTATAGCGAGATGTGGGCTTACAACTGTTCCAACACTTCCTGCTGATGTAGCACCTGCTGTGGCGGTTTCTAATAGTTCTGATATTCTCATTCGCCCAGTCCTTTTTATTATTAGTATTTATAACTGAACGGGCAGTGATTTATAGAGTTTTAAATGACTCCATACGCTGCTTTTTAACTTGTTCTAAAGCAGCAAATGTTCTATCTAGTTTGTGATCTTTATGTTTAATAGCAATACCACCAGCAGCATCCCAAGCAGCAATATTTACACCCCAGTCGTCAATTAGAATATTTGGAGTACCATCTGCTTGTGTAGCATATGCTGCCTTATTCTCTGTAACAATTACTTGTGTTGGCGGAAAACTTGATAAGTGCTTTTTAACCCAAGCTCTCTTTTGTGGTTCGCAGTTTGGATCACCTTCTAAAGGTTTTGTACAGATTTTATAATGTCCAAAGTTCTTTCTGATATATCCCATTAGTTTACCAGCATTTGGAAGAACTTTAAGACTAATCCAAAAGTCTGGATGTTCTCTAACTAGGGCTAGTTTTGCTGTAGGATTATCGATATCCTTATAGTGATCTTTACCGTCTAATTCTGCCCACTTACCAAAGAAGTCAGCAAGTACGCCGTCCATATCTACATAAACTTCTGGAACATGTTTTCCAATCTTGCCTTGATCTAATTCAAATAGTTTCATTTTTGCCTTTCTTTTTTGCCTCTACTGGAATCTTTCTAACAATCTTTGCTTGTTTCGGATCAAGAATAACATAACTGATATGTCCTTTATCTTCATATCTATTCTTGTAAACAAGTCCGTCATATCCTTTAGACTTTAATAATTTTATAAGATTATTAGTTGCTACTTTTTCATTAGTATCGTAATTGCCTTTTAATTTGTGAACAGTAGAAACGCTTGTCATTTCTTCTTGAGAAAATATCTTTGCGTCTTTTAGGGCAAATGCTAATTGTGTAGCACTATGTTGTACTGCGGCATCTTTAATAACAGCAGGATTTTTAATATCTAAATCTACTTCGTAAACATTACCGCCTATTTTCTTGTAAGCCATTCTATCATCGGCAGCAGTTCTACTGCCGAAATGAGTCAATGGTCGAAATTGTGATATATCAGCATCACTACCGTGATAGGCTAATAATTCGTCAACCTTCATTTGACTCCTTTTCTGCCTTACGATTCATACGTTCAAGTTTACAATGAGCATCGTATTGATCATAACGCTCTAAATATTCATTGATAAGAACATTAAGATTACGGAGGTCATCAACCTTTGGAATAACATCGTGCCAGCGTAAACGCTCTCCAAAAAAGATATAATTGAAAGCCCGCTTTACACGACTAAAGAATCCAAAGGGCATATCGCTTTGGAGTTCGAAATAAAACTCAGGGGCATCTTCTACACCCCAGTCAAAATAACTTACACAAATAATATGAGCGTTGGAATGACACTCACATCCAATATAGATATCCTTACTACGATCTATAGCCTTACTCATTTCTCAGCCTTTCTTTTTGCCTCTACGCATATTCAATTGCCAACGAGCCAATTGACCTTTGCGTCCTTTTGCCTTAGATGCCTTTTCTAACTGTGCTATTGTAGCACCTTTAGGTATGCCGTGTCTACCACTATCTCCTGATCTACCTGGACCTTTTCCGTCCGCAAAGTTTTCATCAAAATTACCTTTGGAACGGATTTGCTCAATGTCCATTTTCTCTGCCACTTTGTCTATACTCATAGCAATTTGGAAATCAAGTAGTGTAAGCCCTTTAACGTCAGATGTTGTGGTCTTTACAGTTACTTCAGCAACATCTTGAGTAACTTCACAGAAGTGATCCATTTCTTCGCTAATCTTGTTTATGATTTTTGTAAACTTGTCAGCATGTCTATGATCCTTAGCAGTATATTCTGCTTGTAGGATTCTATGATCCA